AGACCTCGTTCCAGTTCCGCGAGACCATGGTGCTGCATGCGCTGCTGGCCCGGGGTGCCTACGCCTTCAAGAACGTGGTGCAGATTGGCAGCCGCCCGCCGCAGATCACCGAGCTCATCCTGCTGGACCCCAGCCGCGTGACCAAGGTTCAGCACGACGACTGGTCCGTCACCTACAAGGTGCGCGGCAAGACCGGAGAAAGCAAGGATTTCCCTCAGGAAGCCATCTGGCACCTGCCCGGCCCCAGCTGGGACGGCGTGCTGGGCATGGACGTGCTCAACCTGGCGCGCGAGGCCATCGGCCTGAGCATCAGCACCGAAGAAAGCCACGCCAGCCTGCATTACAAGGGCGTGCGCCCCAGCGGCATCTACAGCGTGGACGGGTCGCTCAGCCCGGACCAGTACAAGCAGCTCAAGAAGTGGATCGAGGCCGAGAACGCCGGCGCGGAAAACGCCGGCAGCGTGATGCTGCTGGACCGCAACGCCAAGTTCATGACCAATGCCATGACCGGCGTGGACGCGCAGCACCTGGAGACCCGGCGCATCCAGATCGAGGAGGTCTGTCGCTTCTTCCGCGTGCTGCCCATCATGATCGGCTACAGCGACAAGGCCGCCACCTACGCCACGGCGGAACAGATGTTCCTGGCGCATGTGGTGCACACCCTGATGCCTTGGTACGAGCGCATACAGCAAAGCGCCGAAGTCAACCTGCTGACACGCGCGGAGCGCCAGGGCGGGCTGTACATCAAGCTGCAGGAAGCGGCCCTGCTGCGCGGGGCGATGAAAGACACCGCCGAATACCTCTACCGGCTCACCACCGCCGGGATCATGGAACGCAACGAAGCCCGCGGCAAGCTCGACCTGAACCCGATCGACGGCCTGGACGAACCCCTGACCCCGATCAACATGACCACCGACCCCAGCGGCGCACCCGCCGACGGGGCACCCACCACACCAGGAGCCTGACCATGGCCATTGAACGCGCAGCCTTCGGGCTCAAGGAAATCAAGTTCGCCGCCACTGAGGGCGCCACCGCTGCCGAGATGATGTTCAGCGGCTACGGCGCCGTCTTCGGCAACGTCGATAGCTACGGCGACGTGATCCAGCCCGGCGCCTTTGCCGACACCTTGGCCGCAGCGCACAAGAGCGGCCAGTTCCCCGCCATGCTCATGCAGCACGGCGGCTGGGGCATCGGCGCCGACGACATGACGCCCGTTGGCATCTGGACCAGCCTGGCCGAAGACGGCATCGGCCTGAAGGTCGAAGGCAAGCTGGCCGACACCCCGCGCGGGCGCGAAGCCTACGCGCTGCTGAAGATGACGCCGCGTCCGGCCATCGACGGCCTGAGCATCGGCTACATCGCCAAGGAATTCAGCAACCGCACCAAGCCCGAAGAACCCCGGCGCACCTTGAAAAAGGTGGAGCTGATGGAAGTCAGCCTGGTCACATTTCCGGCGAACGGCAAAGCCCGCATCGCCTCTGTCAAGTCTGCCGCTGGCGACTTCGACGAACGCAAATTCGAGCAAGTCCTGAGAGATTCTGGACTGTCACGAAAGGAAGCCCAGGTGGTCATCGCCCACGGCTTCCGGCACCTCAAGGCCCTGAGCGATTCGGGCAGTGAAGAGCTTGACGAACTGGCGGCGGCCATCAAGCGCAACACCTCCCTGATCCAAACCACCTGAAAGGCAACTTCACCATGAAAACCACCCGCAACCCCCTGACGCTCGGCCTGCTGGCCGTCGTCGCCGTCATGGCCGTGCTCGCCATTGCTGGCCACCCCATGATCCCGCCCGAAGCCCTCGCCGGCCTGGGCATGATCCCGCTCATGAGCGGCGAGATCGACATGAAAGAGATCAAGACCCTGCTCGACAAGCAAGGCGAAGCCTGGGGCGAATTCACCCGCAAGAACGACGAACTGCTCAAGGCCAAGGCCGAAGGCAAGGCGGTCGCTGACCTGCAGGCCACGGTCGACAAGATCAACGGCGAGTTCAAGAGGCTCAACGACGACCTGCTTGAGCTGGCGAAAAAAGCCAACCGCCCCGGCTCCAACGGCGACAGCAAGATCACCGCAGAGCAGGCCGAGTACAAGGCCGCGTTCGGCAAGTTCCTGCGCAAGGGCGATGAAAACGGCCTGGCCGATCTGCAGCGCAAGGCCATGAACAGCGGCTCCGGCCCTGACGGTGGCTACCTGGTGCTGCCCGAGATGGATGCCGAGATCATCCGTGTCGTCGGCGTCACCAGCGCCATCGGCCGGCTGGCGCGCAACGTCACCATCGGCACCGACACCTTCAAGAAGGTTGCCAAGACCACCGGCCTGGCCGCGCGCCGCGTCGGCCCGGGTGCCACGGGTGGCGAAAGCACCAACCCGAAGTACGCCGAGCTGGAATTCACCGTGCATGAGGCCGAAGCCGAGCCCTGGGTGTTCAACAGCACGCTGGAAGACGCCATTGTCGACCTCGAATCCGACCTGACCATGGAAGCATCCATCGCTTTCGCGGAACTGGCCGGCAGCGAGTTCGCCGCCGGCACCGGGGTGGGCGGCGCGCGCGGCATCACCGCGTATGACACCGTGGCCAACGCCAGCTATGCCTGGGGCAAGCTCGGCTACATCATGTCGGGTGCGTCCGCGGCCTTTGCGGCCAGCAACCCGGGTGACGCCATCATCAACCTGCAGCACAGCCTGAAAGCCCAATACCGCCCCGGCGCGGCCTGGGTGACCAGCGACGCCGTGCTGGCCAAGATCCGGCAGATGAAGGACGGCTCCGGCGCGTTCTACCTCTGGCAGCCGGACCCGCTGAGCGGCTTTGGCGGGCGCCTGCTGGGCAACCCCGTGGAGATCGACGACAACATGCCCGCGCTGGCCGCCGACAGCTTCTCGCTGGCCTTCGGCAACTTCGCCCAGGGCTATGTGGTGGTCAACCGCTCGGGCACCGTGGTGATCCGCGACGCCATCACCGCCAAGGGCAAGACCAAGTTCAACTTCCGCCGCCGCTTCAGTGGCGGGGTGCAGAACTTCGAAGCCATCAAGCTGATGAAGTTCAACACCTGATCGGCCCGGCGCAAGCCACAGCGCCGCCGGCTCCCCGCTGGCGGCGCTTCTCCTTCTTCGTCCCCATTTTTCAGATTCTCCAGAGGAACCCCAAATGAAAGACCTTGCCAACATCATCACGCCCAAGCGCGTGCTTTCCCCCGTCTCTTCGGCCGATGACACCGCGCTGGTGGGCGAAATCATCGACAAAAAGGGCTTTGAGTCGGTCACGTATGTGATCTCCACCGGCTCCATCGGCGACGCGAATGCCACGTTCGTGGTGTTGCTGGAAGAAAGCGACGCGGCCAATATGTCCGGCGCCGCGGCCGTGGCCGATGCCGACCTGCTGGGCACCGAAGTGCTGGCCGCTTTCCAGTTCGACGACGACAACGAAACGCGCAAGCTGGGCTACATCGGCAGCAAGCGCTACACGCGCCTGACGATCACCCCCAGCGGCAACAGCGGCACCCCCAGCGCCGCGCTGCTGTCGGCCGTGGCCATCCTGGGCCATCCGGCCATCGCGCCCACCGCCAACCCGCCCGCTTGATCCCCCGATCCCGCTGCGTGAAAAGCCCTCCCCGTGAGGGCTTTTTGCATAGCTGACCACCCCCATCAACCACCCTGACCGGAGCCCACCATGGCAAAAAACACCCAACTTGCAAACGCCACCGTCAACGGCCAAGCCGACAACATGGCGACGCGGCTCAATAACGGCTACCTGCGCATATACGACGGCACGCAGCCCGCCACAGCAGATACTGCCCTGGGCGCGCAGGTGTTGCTTGCCGAACTGCGCTTCAATGCCACGGCAGCGCCCGCAGCATCAAACGGCCTGTTGACCTTCAACGCATTCACGGCGGACAGTTCTGCCAATGCCACCGGCACGGCAAGCTGGTTCCGCGCCCTCGAGTCCGACGGCACCACCGTGGTTTTTGACGGCAACGTCGGCGTGACCGGCTCCACGTCCTGCCTGGAAATGGCCACAGTCAGCATCGTCTCCGGCGTGCAGGTGTCCGTGACCAGCTTCACGCACGACGTTCTGAACGCTTCCAGCGGTCTGTAAGCCGGGGCGGTAGATGGCAATCGTCTCGTCTTCTTACGTCGTCGGCATCCCACAGTCGGACGGGCGCTGCTTCGTCACCGAGTTCCACACCGACAGCACCGGGCGCGTGCATAGCATCGAATACGGCCCGATTGGCGCCGTGGACTATGAGGCGATCATGGTGGCCCGGGCGGTGCAAATCTCGGAGTCCTTGGCGGAGGCAGAGGCGGAGGCTTTGTGGCTCTAAACCTCAAGCACCAGACCCCGGCGCAGCTTGCAGCCCGCTTCCGCGCTGCGTACCGGGTCGCGACCGCTGAGCGTGCCGCAAAGATGGCCTATTGGTTGATCGAGCGCATCCTGACGGGCGACTTTACCGACGCACAGGTGCGTGGTGCTTTCGGGTTGACGACGCAGCAATACACGGCGCTGAAGACGCGCATGACGGCGCTGCATGACCAGTATCAGGCGGTTCAGGCCGCTCGGGGCGAGTAATGGCGGTTCGGTACGTTCGTTCGACCTATGGTCTTGACGTATACAACGGGACCACGTGGGCGCTTGCAAAGGCCACGCTGACGGGTGTTGCCGGTATCGACGCCGCGGGCGACCTGATATGGGTGTCGCAGTCGCACGCCGAGACAACCGCCGCCGCCATCTCATTCGCGTGGGCGGGCACGGTGGGCAGCACACAGACCCGCGTGATGTGCGCGTCGGACTCTGCCGAGCCGCCCACGGCGCTGGCGACAACGGCCACGGTGTCCACCGCGGGTGCCAGCAACATCACACTGGCCAGCGCGGCGGCTCAATACGTTTATTTTTACGGCATCGCGTTTCAGGCGGGCAGCGGCGCGGTGACAGCGTTGATTGCAGGCAGCGGGAATCTGGATTTTGAGAACTGCAAGTTCATTCTGGTGGCAACGGGCGGCAGCAGCCGCATCAATATATTTTCTGGGCCGACGCATTCTTGGGCGCTGAATTGCAGCTTCAAGTTCGCCAACGCATCGCAGGGCCTGTCGCTCGGGGCCACGGGCGACAACTGCATCACGGGCGGCTCCATCCTGTCCGGTGGCACCAGCCCGACCGCGTTCATTCCTACGGTAACGGCGGGCGGCTCGCTGCTGGTGGAAGGTTTCGACTTCTCCAACGCCTCATCATCCATGAACCTGACGGCGTTCACGGTGGCGGATGCCAAGATCGTTTTCCGCAACTGCAAGATGCCATCGAGCTGGTCGGGTTCTCTGAATTCATCCACGCCCGGCAGCGGCTCCTTTGTTGAAATGTTCAACTGCGACGGCGCGGACACCCACTACAAGTACCGCAAGAAAACGCAGTTCGGTGAGATTTTTGACGAAACCACCCTTGTTCGCACCGGCGGCGCATCGGACGGCACCACGACCTATTCGCTCAAGATGGTGAGCAACGGGTCGGCAGCATGGAAGACCCACTCGCTGAACACGCCTGAGATGGTGAAGTGGAACGACACCGTGGGGTCCACCGTGACCGTGACGGTGGAGTTTGTCCATGACAGCGTGACCGCGCTCACTGACGGCAGAATCTGCATGGATGTGCTGTACCTCGGCACCAGCGGTGCCCCGCTGGGTGCTGCGGCGTCCAACGTGCTGTCTTTCGTGCTTGCCACAGCAACCGCACACGCATCCTCCAGCGCCACATGGACCACCACAGGCATGAGCAATCCGAACAAGCAGAAGATGACGGTGTCGTTCACGCCGCAGGAGGCAGGCTTCGTGCATGTCACGGTGCGCTTGCTGTGGCCCTCGTATACCGTGTACGTTGACCCTGTAATCACGCTCTCCTGATGGCCTTGCAGCGCATCATTCCCGGCTGGCGCGTCCTCGATGAGGACGGCACCACCCAGCGGGTGATCCCCGGCGGGCCGCTGGTCAATCAGGCGGTCAATACCGCCGTTTCGGTCGCTGGCGCCACCACGCAGGGGCAGACGCCAGCGGCAACGGCCGCGTCCGTCCTCGCCACCACCGGCGCGTCCAGCCAGGCCCAGAGCAGCGCGGCCAGCGGCGCGCAAGCCCTGACGGCAACCGGGGCCAGCACGCAAGGGCAGACGGCAACGGCCACCGCGACCATGGCGCTGGCCGGCGCGGGAGCCGGTGCACAGGGGCAGACGGCTGCTGCTGCTGGCGCTCAGTCGATCACGGCCACGGGAGACAGCACACAGGCGCAGACCAGCGCGGCAGCGGCGCAGGCCGGCGACACCACCGGCGCCACGACGCAGGGCCAAACGGCAACGGCGGCAGGGGCGTTGGCCCTGTCGGCGGAAGGTGCATCGGCACAGGCGCAGACCAGCGCGGCCCAAGCAATCACCAGCCTGGCGGGCGTGGCGGCCACGGCGCAGGCACAGACCCTCGCCGCCGTCGCCATCCAGGCGCTGGATGCGGCCGGCAGCACGGCGCAGGCACAGACCTTGGACGCCGCCGCGCAGGCGGTCGGCACCACCGCCAGCACCGCCCAAGCCCAGAGCGCCGACGCGCAGGCCGTGCAGCAAATCACCGCCAGCGCCAGCACATCACAGGCGCAAGGTGCCAGCGCCACCGCGCAGCAGTCCATCTCGGCCGCTGCCGCGTCATCGCAGGCGCAGACGCCGGCGGCCACGCTTGCCCAGCAGATCAGCCTGAACGGCGCCACCTACCAGGCGCAGACCGGCGCGGCGCTGGCGGCCAGCCTGATCGCGGCGGCGGCGCAGACGAGGCAGGGGCAGACGAGTGATGGCGCCGGCTACCTGGGCAGCGCCTATGGGAACACGGCCCAGGCGCAAAGCAGCGCCGGCACCGCCCGCGCCATCCGCGTGCTGGATGCGCCCGGCCCCGGCCGCTACACACCGCGCCATAGCGCACAGACAAGGCCCGAGACAGACAACACCCGCCGCGCCGACCAACTTGGCGGCCAACGCCCCGCAACCGGCGCCACCCGGCGCCCGATCAGCAGCAACACGAGCAGACCATGACCACCCGCACCATTGTTGAACCGACGCTTGAACCCGTCACGCTGGCCGAGGCCAAGCTGCACGTGAAAGAAGACCTTGTCAGCGTGGACAACGACGCCCGCATCAGCTTCCTGATCAGCGCCGCCCGGCAAGCCGTCGAGCACAGTATGGGTCGCGCCATCATGCTCAAGACGCTCGAAACCACGCTGGACGAATTTCCAGATGCCATCCGGCTGGACCAGCCGCCGATCGTTGACGTGATCAGCGTGGAATACACCGCCGAAGACGGCGCGGCCACCGCGCTCAGCGCCGCCAGCTACACGCTGGACAACGCCAGCGAGCCCGGCTGGCTGGTGCCCTCCTACGGGCACGCCTGGCCAGCCACGCAAAGCAGCATCAACGCCGTGCGCGTGCGCTACCGCGCCGGCTACAGCGCCAGCAGCGATGCCGCCACCGCGCGTGCCGCCGTGCCGGCGGGCGTCCGACACGCCATCCTGCTGGAGCTGGGCACCCGATACAAGCTGGCCAGCGCCGACGACGCCGCGCCCGCCATGCGGCACGACTTTGCCAGGCACCTGCTGGACCCGTTCCGCATTTACACGCTGTAACCATGGCCCGCGACTACACCGTCGACCCCGGCGAGCTGACCGAGCGCGTCACCCTGCAAAGCCGAAGCACCGCGCAGGACGCCTATGGCCAGGCCACCATCACCTGGACCGACGTGGCCACCGTGTGGGCGCGGGTGCGGCCGGTGAGCGGGCGCGAATTCTTCGCCGCCGCCCAGGTTCAGCAGGAACAGACCGTGAAAGTGCTGGTGCGCTACCGCACCGACGTGCTGCCCACCTGGCGCCTGGTGTGGCAAGGCCGCGCGCACGACATCACCGGCGTGCTGCCCATCGGGCGCGAGTGGACCGAGATCCTATGTCTGCAGGGGGTGAAAGATGGCCGCTGATACCGTCCAGGTCAAGGGCCTTGATGAGCTCAAGCGCAAGCTGGCCGACGTGCCCAAGGCCATGCGCAAGCGTGTGCTGCGCAACGCCCTGGCTGCAGGTGCCCGCGAAGTGCGAGACGTGGCCAAGCGCAATGCCCCAACCCTGTCGCTGGGCTCCGCATTGAAGGCGCCCTACCGCAAGCCCAACACCATCAAGCAGGCCATCCGTGTGCGCACCAGCAAGGCCGACCGCCGTGCAGGGGATGTGGGCGTGTTCGTCAACGTAAAGCCTCTCAAGGGCGGCGGCGCCAAGAACCCGAACGACCCCTACTACTGGCGCTGGCAGGAATTCGGATGGACCCCCGCCACCGGGCCGCGCAAGGGCGCTGCCGGAAAGTCCGCACGCAAAGAGCGCAGGGCCACACGAAAGTCGGGCGCCGCCCACAAGATCGCCGGCCGCGGCTTCATGCAGGCCGGCGCCGATAGGTTGCACGCTGCCCTGGATATTTTTGAAGAACGCGTCGCCAAGTGGCTTAATGAAACCAACCGCTCCGGCCAGGTGATTCCATGAGCGCCGCCACCTCCCTGCAGACCCTGCTTGCGGCCACATCCGCCGTCACGGCGATCTGCGGAACCCGCATCAGTTCAGACCGTGCCGAGCAGGGCGCCGCCCGCCCGTTCATCGTCTACACCGGGTCCGAGGAACCCCAGCGCGCCCTGGACGGCAGCGTGCACGGCACCCGCACCACGTTCGAGATCCAGTGCTGGGCCGACACCCGCGCCTCGGCCGAAGCCCTGGCCGCCGCCGTCAAGACCGTGCTCGATGCCAATCACCAGTATTGCACCGGCCCGGCCGGCGGGTATGACGGCGAGCTGGACCTGGAAGCCGCCCTGCTGACCTGCGACTGGTGGACCGACTGACACCGGCCCGCCCCACATCGTTTTCAAACCCGCCACCCGGCGGGTTTTTTGTTTCCCCCGTTGCCCGCGTGAGTGGGTTTTTTCACTTGAAAGGTAAATCATGAGCACTCAAACCGGCCGCAACGTCCGCGTCGAAATCGCGGCCACGTACGACACCGCCAAGACGGTCTCCGCCGTCACCAAGGCCAACCCCGGCGTGGCATCGTCCACCGGCCACGGCATGGCCAACGGCACCATCGGCTACTTCAGCGACACCACCGAAGGCATGAACGAGCTGGCCGGTGCCGCCTTTGCCGTGGCCAACCAGGCCACCAGCACCTTCGAGCTGCAGGCTGAAAACACCACCAGTTACGGCACCTTCACCAGCGGCACCTTCACCCCGGTGCTCACCTGGAGCACGCTGTCCACCGCCACCAGCTACAGCATCGGCGACGCCGCTGCAGACCAGATCGACACCACCACGCTGCTGGACCGCCTGAAGCAGTCCGAGATCGGCCTGCTGGCCTCGCAGACCGTCACCATCGAAGGCTTCAGCGATCCGCAGTCTGCCGCCGCGCTGCTGATCCGCGCCGCCGCTCTGAACGTGTCCTATGTGGTCGTTCGCATCACCCTGAGCAACGGCGAGCGCCGCATCTTCCGTGGCATGCCCTCGCTGCCGGGTGAATCGCTGTCCGTCGGCCAGAAAGCCACCGGCTCGCTCACCTTCGCGGTGAAGGGCAAAGTCGGCATGCTGGTGAGCGCATGACCCCAGCCGAGCGCCTGATTGCCCAGATCAAGGCCCAGCGTCTGAGCTGGGTGGAGCTGGAGCCGGCAGCGGATGGGCGGGCGGCCAAGCGGGTGCAGATCACCCGGCCGCCCGAGACGGCCATGCCCGACTTCGTTGCCAAGACCGATGATGGGCAATACACCCTGAAGGCGGAGATCCGTCACGTCAACGCCTACACGGTCGGATGGGAAGGGTTCATCGAGTCCGACCTGGTGGGCCCGGCCGGTGCGTCTGACCCGGTGGACTTTGCCCCCGAGCTGTGGCAGACGGTGGTGGCCGACAAGATGGCCTGGCTGCAAACGGTGGCGCGGGCCATCCTCGAATCCATCGTCAAGCACCGCGACACGGTAGAGGCCGACGCAAAAAACTGACCGCCCTGCTGGCCTGGCAAGCCGGCATTCAGTACGAGGGCGAGACAGAGCCGGACGGTGATCCGGGGCACTACACCGCCATCCGCGCCTGGAGGCTGCTCTCCAACGGCATGGGCGGCATGGATTGGGCTGGCTTGCCGCTGGTGTGCGAGCTGCTGGGCGTGACGGATGCCGAGGCGCTGATCGGCCGGATGCAGGTGATCCGCAACTACAAACCAAACGAGAATCAAGATGGCACTCGCGCAACTTTCGATTGACCTGATCGCCAAAACGGCGACCTTTGAGAAAGACCTCAAGCGCGCGGCCGATCTGGGCTCGCAGTTTGCCAGCGCCACGGTGGCCGGGTTCACCGCCATAGCCTCCGGCGCCGCCTCTGCGGTTGTTGCATTTGATCAGCTCGTCAAGTCCGCCGGCAACTTCCAAGACCTGGCGGAGCAGATCGGCAGCTCGGCCGAAGGGCTGGCCTCACTGGCCGTTTCCGCCTCCGTGGGCGGAACATCCATGGACGAGGTGGCCGCATTCGCCACCAAACTCACCAAGAACCTGACCGGCGTGGATGACGAGTCCAGCAAGGCCGGCGCCGCGCTGAAGGCGCTCGGGCTGGACATTGGCGAGCTGAAGGATGCCGATCCGGCCGACCAGCTGGAAAAAATCGCCAAAGCGCTAGATGGGTTCAAGGACGGCACCGGAAAGACCGCCGTCATGGAAGCCCTGGCCAAGGGCGGAGCCAAGCTGCTGCCCTTCCTGAAGGAGCTGTCAGCCGAGGGCGGCCGGCAGGTCATCCTCACGCAACAGATGATCGAGCAGGCCGACGCCTACTCGGACGCCCAGGCGCGCTCACGCGCCAAGCTCGGGCTGTACGCCCAGGCGCTTGCCACCGAGGCGATCCCGGCGCTGACGGCCTTCCAGAATGCATTGACCGACACCGCCAATGAAATGATGGGCGTGCGCGATGGCGCCACCACCCTCAAGGCCAACGACGGCGTGCGCGAGTTCGCCAAAGGCGCCGTCGGCGCGCTGGGCTTCGTGGTGGACGCGGCAGACGGGGTGTACCGGGTGGTGTCGATCATCGGCAAGTCGATTGGCGCCATTGGGGCGGCCGGTGCTGCGGTGGCGTCGGGCGAGTTCCGCATGGCCAAGTCCATCATGGCCGAGCTTGGCTCCGACGTGGACGCCACGCTGAACCGTGGCCTGTTTTCCGACAAGCTGCAAAAGCGCTTGGCCGAGATCGGAACGCAGACCGCCGCCGTGACCGGCAAAAAGGGCGTGCTGAAGTTCGACGGCGCCAGCAGCGGAAAAGACGGATCAAAGTCCGGCAAGGAGAAAATCGACGAGAGCGCCACCGCCCTGGCAGCCTATGTGCGCCAGCTCGAATCCGCCACCGAGAAAACGCTGGAACTGACCGAGGTCGAAAAAGCGCGCATCTTCCTGACCACCATCGGCACCACGGGCGAAGTGGCCCAGGTGCGCGAGCTTGTGCTCGGCATGGCGGCGCGCATCGACCAGGAAAA